TCTTAAAAAAACTTTCACAAAAACAAAAGAAAACAATACAAAAATCTCTTAACAGAGTTTCTAATATGGCAGTCTTAATGATTACAAAGAGAACTCAATCAGGTAGATTACCAGATGGTGGTAAAATGATACCCTATGCACAATCAACAAAAGAAGATAGAAAAAAAAGAGGCAGACAAGTTGGTCATGTAGATTTAACTGATTCTGGTAAAATGTTTAGAAGTTTAGATTTTAAGAAAAAAGGATTAAGAAACACTTTGTTTTTTGCCAATAAAGAAAGAGAAAAAATTGCATTTAGACATGATTTTTTTGGAGTTGGTAAAAGAAAAGTTAAAAGACCTTTTTTTGCTATTGGTAGAACTGAAGAAGAAAAAATAGTACAAGAATTTAATAGATTTTATTTTAGAGAAATGAGATTATGAGTAAGAGAGAAAATATTGCCAACGATATTATTACTAAACTTGATGCTGTAACTAGCCCTATTGAGTTCAAAAAACTTACTAGAGAACCATTTGAGGTTGAAGAACTTAGCGATGCCCAGTTTCCTAGTGCTTTTATACAAGCTGGTGATGAAACAAGAGAACCAGCGTCTATTGGTGCATCAGGTTCTGGTTCATACAGAGGCACAATAGATTTTATTATTGTTGCATTTGGTAAGGGTACAACTAGCAATATTGATACTGTAAGAAACCAAATTATTGAAGTGGTTGAAGAAACTCTTGATAATGATATAACAAGAAATGGAAATGCACTGGATACACAAATTGTTGAGGCATCGTCAGACGAGGGTACTATCTATCCTTATGGTGGGGTGCGTATAACTGTGAGAGTAGTGTATGAATTTGTAAGGGGGACAGCATAATGGCACAAGATATAACTATGACCAAAGGTAATGCTACAATAAAAATTGCACCAGATTTTTTAGAGTATTATCAAAAACGAGGTTGGCAAGTGCAAGATAAAAATAAAAAAATATCAGTTGCACAGGAAACTAAAAAGATTATAAAAGAATTAACTAAAGAAAAAAAGGAGTAATAGATTATGGCAACTCATCATGGAAAAGACGCAGTAGTTCATATTGGTGGTACTAATATTGGACAAGCTACTGGTTTTACTATTGATACTACACACGATGTAGTAGAGGACACTGCTCTAGGAGACTCAATGAAATCATTCATAACTGGTAGAGGTAGTTTTACTGCATCTATTGATATGAACTTTGATGATGACGACACAGCACAAGGTAGCCTTACACAAGGTGCTAGCGTGAGTGTAGAGTTTATGCCAGAGGGTTCAGGTTCAGGTGAACAAAAGTTATCAGGAACTGGAATCGTAACTGGAATGAGTGTTGGTGTTACTTTAGATGGCGTTACTACTAGAACTGTATCATTACAAGGTTCAGGTGGTCTAACTATCGGCACAGTATAAATTAGTTATTTATGGCTGATGAAAAAATTGATTATTTTGATGGGATTCGTTCTCACTTTGAAGAACTAGAAGTTAAAATAATTGAAGTCCCTGAGTGGGGATTAGTGGGTGATAAAGCGATTTATGCCAAGCCTTTTAATATGCAAGAGAAATCTAAAATATTTAAAGGTGCTAATTCTAATGATATTGGGGTGCTGGTTGATGTCATAATAGAAAAAGCATTAGATAAAGACCATAAGAAAATGTTTAATGCTACTCATATTCTTAGTTTCAAACAAAAAGCAGATACAGATGTACTTGCCAGAGTAGCAAGTCAGATCATGGGTACTCAACAAGACAGTATTGATGACGTTAAAAAAAACTAAAAAATAACTCAGAACTCCAAACCATATTTGTTGTAGCAGAAAAACTACACAAAACTATTAGCGAAATCTTGCAAATGTCAGTTGCAGAGTTTAATATGTGGATTGCATATTTTGAATTGCAAATTGAAGAGAGAAAAAAGCAAGAGCAACTACATAGAATGAAAAAATAGATGGCTACAAAAAAAGTTAATATTGATATAGTCGCAAGAGATAAAACGACTAAAGCCTTATCTGGCGTTCAAAAAAATCTTGGCAATCTAAAAAGAAGTGTTTTTAGTCTTAAAGGTGCATTAATTGGTATCGGTGCTGGTGCTATTGTTAAAAGTTTTGTTGATGTAGGTAGAGAGGTAGAGAGCCTACAAATTAGATTTAAGTTTTTATTTGGTACTGCTGAAGAGGGTGCATTAGCATTTGATAATCTTACAAAATTTGCATCTAAAGTACCTTTTTCATTAGAGGAAATATCAAGAGCATCAGGTAATTTAGCAGTTGTTGCAAAAGATGCAGACGATCTTAACAGAATATTAGAGATAACTGGTAATGTTGCATCTGTTACTGGACTTGATTTTGAAACAACAGCTAGTCAAATACAAAGAGCATTTTCAGGTGGTATAGCTAGTGCTGATATTTTTAGAGAACGAGGCGTTAGAGCATTATTAGGATTTAAACAAGGTGCAACAGTTACAGCAGAGGAAACAGTTGCTAGATTTGAAGAACTATTTTCTGGTAATGGTGAATTTGCAAAAGCAACTGATGATTTAGCAACTACACTTACTGGTACTTTATCCATGCTACAGGATAAATACTTTAAATTTCAAACCAATGTAGCTGATGGATTTTTTGAAGAATTAAAAAGTGAGTTTGGTGATCTAAATAAATTTTTAGAAGAAAACGAACAACAAATAGAAGATATAGCTACTGCTATTGGTGAAAACTTTGCTGGTGCTATAACAAACGCATCAAGTGTTATAAAAGATGTTGCCCCAGCAGTCAAAACAGTTACAGACGCATTAGGCACAGCAATAACTGGATTTCAAAGTTTACCAACTTTTGTACAATCTTCAGGTTTAATAGCATCATTATTATTTGGTAAAAAAGCATTTGTTGCTTTTAGTGCTGTATCATTCTTAGTTGGTCAAATACAAAAACTTATAGATGACGCAAAAGACGTTACATCTCTCAAACTATTAGACCCATCAGAAATAGATAATATTGATGACTTAAATTTGCTTATTGAAGAATTTAAAAAGCAAAAAGCTGACATTTTCAAGGATATGCGAGACCCTGATAGTCCAATACCTCTTGAAACTTTAGAGGCAGAATTAGCAGAGGTTGATGGTGCAATAGCTAATTTACAAAAAAGAATAAAAGAAATTAATTTTATTGAGGCTATGAGAAAAGAAGTCTCAGAATTTAGTAAAGTTGCAACTATTGCTAAAGATGAAACTGAAGATTTAATTATCAAAATAAAAAAGAAACCACCAGTACCAGAGGGATTTGGTGATGCCAAAAAAGAGATAGAAGTTTTTAGAGATGCTGTAGGATTACTAGATAATGATTTTAATACTTTGTTCGATACTCTTGGCGATAAAAAAGCATTTAATAAATTAGTGCAAGATGGAAAAAAAGTAGAAGAACAGCTTACAATGATGCAACAAGCAACAAAAGATTTCAAAGACGGATTTAATGAGGCTATGAACGCTGATACCTTTGATGCTTTTAAAAAAGCTGGTCAAGATGCTTTTAAAAATTTAAAAACAACACTTACTGATTTTGTTATGACAGGAAAACTTAACTTTGAAAGTTTAGCTAGATCAATAATCAGATCATTAGTAGAGGCTTTGATTGGTAAAGCTATTAGTTCAGCTATAGCTAAATCTGAGGCTATGATGTTGATGACCACTATAAAAAGGGCTTTGCGTAATGTTTATCTGGGTGCATTAGAAACATTTGCTAGTATTCCATTTCCATTTAATATTTTAGCAGTTGGTGGGGCAATCAAATTTGGTATGGGATTAGTCAATAAAATTAGAGGTTTTGAAAAAGGTGGGCGACCACCAGTAGGACAACCAAGTATAGTTGGTGAAAAAGGTGCTGAAATGTTTATACCAGATCAGGCTGGAACTATAATACCTAATAATCAACTAGGTATGGGACAGCCAGTTACAGTTAATTTTAATATAAATACTGTAGATGCAAGAGGTTTCAATGAACTATTAGTAAACAGCAGAGGAACAATAGTGAATATGATAAACAATGCAGTAAATGAAAAAGGTAAGATGGCGATTATATGAGTGGTGCATTTCCTAGTACAAATTTTAACGCTGTTAATATCAAGAACAATCAAAAGACTTTATTGACAGTAACAGACAGTGGAAAAACATTTAGACGACAAGTTCAAGGACAAAGATTTAGTTTTACAGTTTCATTCCCTCCTATGAAACGAGAGGACTTTGCCCCCATTATGGCTTTCATTATGAAACAAAGATCAAGAAAGGAAAATTTCACCATAACCTTGCCAAGTACATTTAATGCTCTTGGTAGTGAAACTGGTACTTTACTTGTTAATGGGGTGCATTCCTCAGCAGATACAACAATAGACATTGATGGTTTCGCTGGCGATGGTGCTGGTAGATTGAAAGCTGGTGACTTTATAAAGTTTGCTCACGATAAAGTTTATATGATTGTTGCTGATGTTACATCATCAAGTAATTCTGCAACTGTAACAATAGAGCCACCACTGAGAACTGCATTAGCTAATAATAGTGCTGTAACTTATGATGCTGTGCCTTTTACTGTTCATCTTAATAGTGATATTCAAGAGTTTAAAATTAACCAAAATGATAAAGATGGAAACCCTATCTTTAGATATGAATTTGATGTCATTGAAAGTTTGTAATGCCAAGAGGATTAACAAGTGCAGTTAAAACAGAACTAGCAACTGGAATATTAGACCCAGTTTTTTTAGTTGATATTGAGTTTTCATCAAGAGTCTATCTTACTACAGCACCATTTGATTTAACATCTAGTGTTTCAGGTAGTTCACAAACATATTTATCTAATGGTCATTTACGAAGTATTACAGGGGCAAACGAAACTAATAGACCTACAAAAAACACTTTATCGTTTAGTTTATCAGCAGTAGATCAAACTTATGTAAGTGTAGCCCTTAACGAAAACATAATTAACAAAAATGTAAGTTTGTATAAAGGCTATCTTGATGGTAACAACGCCCTTATATCTGACCCATTTTTATTATTTTATGGAACGATAGACGAATACAAAATTAGCGATAATACAAGCACTGCAAATCTAATTATTAGTGTTACCTCACACTGGGGTAACTTTAGTAAAGTTGGTGGTAGAACAACTACCGATAATTCACAGCAAAGGTTTTTTAGTGGTGATAAGGGTATGGAGTTTGCCTCACTTACTGTTAGAGACATAAAATGGGGTAGAGAATGACAAGCATACATTTATACAGTGCAACTAAAAAAGATATTGAAAATATTTATGATTTATTGGTGGAATACAAAGAAACAGATTTAGTCAATGCAAACTATCCAGCAATAGATAAAAACAAACTTTTAAATTTTATCAATACAATTTATGTAAAAGGCAGAATAATTTTGATTTCAGATTTAGATACAGACGCACTCGTAGGTTGTTGTATGTTCAATGTATCAGAGTATTTTTTTAGCACACAAAAAATTATGTTAATACAAATGATTTACATTAAAAAAAAATATAGGAACTTTAAGCTGGTAAAACAGATAGTTAAATCAGTCAAAGAATTAGCTGAAGATATGCCAATAGTTTTATCAATAACGTCAGGACTAGGTATTGACCCAGTATTTAAAAAATTAGGATTTGAAAACATGGGTGGAAACTGGAGGCTTATTTAGATGGGAGGCTGGAATCCATTAGAAGATGCTATTGATTTTGTTAGTGATGTCGTTGATGCTGTCGTTGATATTGTAGAGGACTTTGTAGGCTGGTTATATCCTCAGCCTGATATTCCTGACTTTGGGGATATGCAACAAGACCTTAATGCAAAAGGCGTTTTAGTAAATAAATTTAGTGCCAATGCTCATGTGCCAGTCGTTTATGGAACAAGGAAAGTTGGTGGTAATGTAGTGTTTCTTGAAACATCAGGTACAGATAACCAATACCTTTACATGGCAATCGTTTTGAGTGAGGGTGAGATAGACGATATTACTCAAATATTTGTGAATGACAGTGCTGTTACATTTAGTGCCGATATTGCAGATAATACTCAAATCACAGTCGCAAGTTCTGATAGTAATTTTTATGATACTGAAAACTCAGCTAGTTTAATTACTGTTGAACCTCATTATGGAACTGATTCGCAAAGTGCATCAAGTTTATTAGGAACTTTATCATCATGGACAAGCGATCATCGCCTTAGAGGACACGCATATTTAGCAATACGTTTTACTTGGAACTCAGACAAATTTGGCTCTTTGCCTACAGTAAATGCCATTGTTAAAGGTAGAAAAGTTTATAATCCAAACTTAGACAGCACTGTTACTGGTGGTTCTGGCTCACATAGAAAAGATACATCATCAACATGGGAATATTCTGATAACCCAGTTTATCAACTACTTGATTATCTAAGAAACGATAGATTTGGTATGGGTATTGCTAACAGTTATTTCGATTCTAACTTTGCAGATTGGCAGACTGCTGG